ACCAACCCGGAGGTTGATGACCTTCTTCTCCATCTCCTCCTTGGCCTTCTCGACCTCGACCTTGGCCTCTTCGGTGTCGACCTTGGGCTTCAGCTCAACGTCGGCACTGAGATCCTTGGTCTCCTTCTTGAGCTTGGCCTCGGCATCTTTTTTGAATCCTGTGGCGTCGGGACGCAGCTTGATCGCTACGGCACCGACGAGCTTCAAGTCAGCCACCAGGCCACCCCATCTTTCGGAAGAAATCGAAATTGTCTACGTACTCCGGCTCAGGCTTCTGGGCCGGATCGTTGGCCCGCCAGGCAGCAGGGCCGATCGTTGGAAAGTCGGGCGCCTTGTCTTTCCAGTTGCCGGTGACGGCGGTGTTCAGGTTGATGGCGTTGATCTCCATCGCCTTCAATTTGCGGTCCAGGGTCCACGCGACGCCGTCGGCGATGGCCTCGCGGCGGGGGTCCGTCTCGAACTGCTCGTCCGTTTCCGGCGGATGGTCGGCCAGGTAGGCGGCGTTGAAACGGCTGCCCTCGGGAAGGTTGCGGATCATGGCAAGGATCAGGGTGATACTGGAAAAGACCTCGCCAGCAATGAAGCTGACGAGGTCAAAGTTCCAGAACTCCTTGAGATCCAGGTAGATCTCCTCGCCGTACCCGGAATCGATCAGCTCTCCGAGGGCGACGCTTCCCCCAGGTCTGTTACCTCGGAGTACCGGCGGAAGATATAGAGCCAGGTGCCCAGGTCTTCCTTGCCAGCCCACTTGGCCAGCACGGCGTGGTCGCCCCTGGTCCGTTCGGCCGCGTGCAGGGCGTCGGAGAGGATGCTGATCATCAGCTCGGGCTGGTCGGTGTCGGTGTCCTCGCCGAGCGCCTCGACGCGGGACTTGACGTCCATTGCCTCCATGATGGCCTTGCGCTTGGCCTTGGGAAGGCGGAAGACCGGGTGGAAGCCCAGGACCTTTCCGTCTTCGGTTTCAATCTCAAAGTCGGGGTACTTGGCCGCTGCGCCCTTGCGCAGATCGTCCAGGGAAAGTGCGGACATTCGCGGACTCCTTATAGAGGGGTGTGTATTAGCGGACTGGTGCATTAGGGGGGCCTGCAGGGCCAGGGTCCGCACCCGGCCCTGCAGGGGTCTTTGCTACGGCGCGGAGAACGTCACCGTGGGGTCGCTGGTGTAGCCAGAACCGCCTGCGGTGATGGTCACGCCTGTCACGACGCCGCCGGAGATGATCGCGGTGCCAGCAGCACCCGTGCCTGCTCCACCAGAGAAGGTCACCGTCGGGGCTGCGGAGTAGCCGGAGCCGCCGGAGGTGAGGTTCACGGCGGAGACGGCGTTGGAGGTGCGCACCGCGGTTCCCGTGGCGGTGGAGAGGATGATCTTCGGCGGGATCCAGACGATCGCGTAGTCATTCGCCAGGTAGTTCAGCGGGGTGACCTTGACGTCAAGCTCGGCCAGGGTCTCCGTGTCGGCGACAGCGAGGTCACCGGAGCGGATGATGGAGGCCTTGGGAGCGTAGACGCCCGCTGTGGTGGAACCGTCGTAGAAGACGACCAGCCATGCAACCTCGGTCGGGACCGGGTTGGACGGGACCTGGAGATTGCCGCTGACCACGGTTGCGTTCGAGCCGTAGTACAGCTTCAGCCCCGGGAGGTCGAACTGGAGGAGCTTCATCACGAAGGATTCGGTACGCGGTGCGATCGCGGTCCGGAGGGTGATGTTCTGCAGGGAGCGCAGAATGGTTTCCGTGCCACCGTCGGAGCTGGCGGCCAGGATGTTGGTTACGGAAGTGTGGCCCACTTCGGTCCAGGTGCCGCTGTCGGGATTGCGGAGGTCCGTGGGAAGGGCGGTGCCGACGGGCGCAGTGTAGAAATGGCCTGTGCCGACCTTCAGCACGGCAGTATTGTCGATTGCCATGAGATTTCTCCTCGAAGAAGGGGCTCAGGCCCCAAGAAAAAAGCCCTCGCTATAGGTGCGGGGGCTTGAAGCGGTTGTGGATTGTGCTTTGAACTGGAGGTCGGATGAGGATCCGGTAGATGGCCTCGTAGCGGACGGCTCCCTTTGGCAGGGAGGCGTACTGGACCACGCTGGTGGCGGTCTGCCAGTCCGAGACCTTGGCCGGGTGGGTCGAGCCCTGGATGACGGCGATCGAGCCGCAGCCGGGGATTTCAAGCTGCTGCTGCTGCGCGCGGAACAAGGCGTGCCGGCACTGCTCTTGCAGGGCCTCACCATCCGCGTCGCCATCAACGCCGGTGGTCAGCGTGCTGACCATGAGGATGGCCGGCAGCATGAAGCGTTCATCCTTGCTGTGCAGGGCGATGGTGCCGGAGCGCCGGTCGCGGCGGGACACGATGGCGGGCAGGTCCATATTCTCCGAGAACGTGGTGTGGACGCGGACGTCCACCCCGGTGAAGTAGTCCTTGAAGATCGTGTGGACCAGGTCGTCGACGGAGCCAAAGACCGGGGTGTCGTGGATGTCGCCCATGGGTCAGCCTCCTCGGATCATGTTGGCCCGCATGACCTTGTAGAGGATGTGCAGTCCGTCGTGGTGGACCGGATGGGCCAGCTTCTTGCCGAAGGCGTGCGTCTGGGTCCAGCCGAATTCGATGGACATCGCCGAACGGTCGGCGACGTTCCGCTTGCCGGAGCGGTTCTTTCCGCCCGGATCGGGGTCCCGCAGCTCGACGGTCGCGTCCAGCTTGCGCGGGGGCGCTTCCGTGACGACGATCTCCGCAGCGCCCGTCTTGTGGTGGGCCAGCAGCAACATGGACGCTTCCCGACCCATGCCCTCGGCCTTGCCTCTGACGGCACGCTTGACCTCGTCCAGGTGGGAGACCGTGTCCTCCACCGAGCCTCTGCCCCGCAGCGGCGCCGGAGCGCCCCACGGTGTCAGCCATTCGATGTCACCGAAAGTAGTCATCTCAGTCCCCGATCTTGTTCCGGGAGCGGATGATGAATTCGACGTGGTCCAGGTTCCTGGACAGGCCTACCGAGTGGTGCGGAGGGGATGCCAGGTCCCACTCCTCGCCGCGGAAGAAGACCTTGGCCCAGGAGTCCACCGGCGCGCTGCGCGTGATGCAGTAGAGCATCTTGATGGAGACCTGACCGGCGATTTCGGAGTCACCCTGACGCTGCGCGGTGACGATGACGCGGATCTCTACCGGAGTAGTGGAAGGGATCCGGATCTCGTCGCCACGGGCGTTGATCGTACTGACCTCGGGGTAGATGAGCATGCGTTCCCTGCCCCTGTCGAGCAGGGCCGAGCGCGCCATTACCAGTACCCCAGCGGGAAGGGCTTGTTGTCGCCCCAGTCCAGGGGGGCATAACCGCGGTCGCGCGGACGCCAGTGCGAACGGGCGACGGGCTGGTCGGAGTTGTGCACCTTGAGCGCACGGACGTTGCCCCTGTGGCCAAGGGCTTTGACGATGGTGATCTCCGCGGCCGTCAGCGCACACCCGGAGGTGTACTCGGAGGGCCTCTTCAGCGTGGCCATATCGCCGCGCTCCATATCGAACCCGCTCGGGTTAAGGAAGCCGCGGGCGGCCGCCGCCACCGCAATGGTGACGGCGACTGCCGGGGCGGTTACAGCAGTCCACAGGGGCTGCTGAGCGTAGAACCTCACAAGGTTCGAGGCCTCTTCCAAGGTCGCCAGGGCCAGCTCGACGTCGTCAGGTTCGTCAATCGGCTCGCCGATGCGGGCCGCGACCTGGTCAACTGTTGCGAGGGCTGCCATGGCTTATCCTTACGGGGCTGCGACGGTGACGGCCGGGGTGGCGAGGTAGCCCGCACCCGCGTTGGTCAGCGCGATGGAGACGACCTGGCCGTTGTGGATGGTCGCGACTGCGGTCGCGGTGGTGCCACCAGAAGGTGCGGCGGCGACCGTGACGGCCGGAGTGGAGGTGTAGCCGTAACCCTGGGCGGTGACCGCGACAGCGGTAAGGGCACCACCGGAGCGGGTGGCCGTTGCCGTGGCAGTGGCCTTGGCGCCCGGGTAGTTGCCGCCGAGCGGGTAGGGCTCGCCCTGGACCTCGGGTCCGGTGATCGGGAGCATGGCGTAGGCCTTGGCCAGGAAGGAGTTCGGATCGCCGCCGGGGGTCGTGGTGGAGCCGTCGCCCGGGACCTTCTCGATGACCGAGGAGGTGGCCTTCAGGGCGAGCTTGACGCCGCGCACGAAGTAACGATCGGTGCTGACGATTTCGCGGCTGGATCCGTCAAATACCTGCAGGCGGTCCCACACGTAGGAGTAGCCGGCGTAGCAGTCGAATATTGACCTGTCGGTCAAATACGCCGTATCATAGTCCATCAACCAGCGCAAGGCCCAGCCGGAAGCATTTGCGGTCGCTCCGAAGGGGACGGACTGGGGGATGGATGGTACACCAGTGAACACCAAAAAGCCAGAGCTGGCGTACATGTAGGCTTCATCGGCGGGGATGTGGGTCGAGCTGACGAATTTTACGCCAGCAATCGAGCCAAGAGTCGAACTTGTGAGAGCGTTATCGCCCGTTCCCTGATCTTTCAGGAAGCGGTTGTCCTTGAGGATTTCCTCTTCGAAGTCGACGCCGCACACGCAGTAGAGCTGCTCGTTCGGGGTGCGCATGAGGCGGAGGGCCTTTTTGGCCTCGACCACAGCGTTGTAGAAAACGGACTGCATGGCGGCCTTGGCGTTGGTCAGGCCGGTGGAGTCGTTCTGGACCAGGATGACGCGCTCGTACGGCGCCTTCAGGATCTGGTTGAGAACCCCGTGTTCGAGGTAGGATGCAATAGACTGGGTCTGAGCATTGATCAGATCACCCCACCCATCCTGAAAATCCCAATCCCTCTGCTCATCCGTCATCTTGATGGCGGAGTACGGACGGTCGGCCGAGATGGTCAGGGTGACCACGGTCTCGGTGTAGTTGTCCGTGATGATGGGCTGGGAGCGGTCGTTGCGCGCGGTGTAGGTACGGACCGGAACGGTGCCGCGGACGCGCTGGCTGATGGTATCGCCGGCGGAGGCGAAGAAGGTCTTCATGTCGGAGCGCTTGGTGACGGTGTTGGCGATAACCAACTCGTCACGCAGGGCGGACAGAGCCGCCTGCACAAGCACGGCCGGCTTGACCTTAATGCTTGGTGTATAAACCATGATTCTTCCCTTTCAGGGACATGAAAAAAGCGCCCGGGTGGGGCGCTTGGAGAATTAGTTACGGGG